GAGGTTTTGAATATCTACAATGATGAAAAAGGGCGCAAGTACCATCCTTCACAGACACCCGTTTCCGGAGCGGCATCCCTGGTGTTTGAATTTGACGAGACATCGGGGGACACCTGCTATGACACCATCAACCGTGTTTCAATCTCCCTGTATGATAGCTGCGGCCATCCGACGTTTAAAACCAGGATTGCAGGCGGCGTTCCTTTTACCGAGGAAGTCTATATCCCTCAGAACCTGACGGGCCTGTTCCTTGCCGACGAGGTCGCAGAGGCGCTGAATACAGAAATCTATGCCGCCTCATTTACGGCCGCAAGGCATCTAATGCCTTTCTATGAACTTAAAGACCTGGCCCAACTAAAAGTAACCGTTGCCCCCAGGACCGTCGAAATCGTCCCCCATGACCGGAACAATAGCCTGACCACCTGCGATATTGATATCGCTATACAAAAGGCGGTCGCTAGCCCGGACGACCTTGAGGTGTCGCAGCTTGCCGATTTGGTGATGGCCATTGCCAAATCGTTTCGACACAAGATTTTACCCTGCGGCGCTGCGTGCAGCAAACAGACGGTGGACCCGATTTATTCAGCGGACCACATGCAGTCGCCGCCGGTCTTCACCAGTGTCATCACATTGAGTTTCAAGTGGGTGTCTTAATTGGAGAATAGTATGCCTTTGCCCTTAGAAAAATCCTATGTCGCTCCCAATGCGATTTATGCCCCGCAGATTCTGCTGCAGTCGGCTATCGTCAACGGTCAATTGATGACCTCAGCCCACATCACCCTGCAAACAGCCAGAGTCATCGAAAAAGGCGTTTGGGAAATCGCCCCCGGCCGCTCGGAAACGGTGGTGATTAACGATATCCTGAATCTCCCTGACGACCTGTCAAGTCAGGCCAAGCGTGTCCAGGACATCTACGGGGCTATCGTTGAATTGATTGGTCAAGTGAACTCCACACGGAAGGTCTTGTAAATGACAGTTTGGTTTGCACAATCCTCCAACGGCAATATCAGCGATGCCAACAAGTGGGGCAATGCACCGACTTCCCCCACGGCGTATCTGACATTTAGTGCGCTGGCCGCAGGCGATATCCTGCAGCTCAATGGAATGACCGGTATCAATGTTGATGTCTCGTTTGCCTGTGCCAGGGTCTCCTCGGCACAAGAAGGCGGACTTGGGACATCCACAGGCAATCTTGTTATCAGCAGCGGTTCAATCACCATCGGAACCAGCGAGATTAGGACCGAAATCAAACCCGGTACTTCATTTCCGCTGGTGATTAGCGGAGGTACGGTGGTCATTCATGGCGACTTAAATGCCGGAGGTGTTTTTGTTCCATTTGGATGTATCACTCTGTCGGGAGACAGCACATCCCTGACCGTCAACGGAAAAGTGACGGGCGGTTCAACGTCGAATGGTTATACCATTTCCAAGACAGGAAACGGCACACTCATCGTCAATAACATCGGCAGTGATGCGATTTATGTATCGGCTTCAGGCAGGCCCATCTATGTCAATGGCGGTGGCGGCACCATCACCATCAACGGCAATATCAACGGCTCTGGACCGGCCCACGGCATTTACGCCGTCAACGGCACCACGGCCAATTTTATCATCAATGGCAATATCTATGGCAATTATGGCGGCGGGATTTCCGTCGCTTCATCGGCTGGTGCAGGTGCAACGCTTCAAATCAACGGCAATATCACCGGCGGTGCCGCTTCATCCTGTACCCTGGCGGCTGTCGCTGTGGGGGCTTATGTCTCTGCAACCATTTACGGCAATGTGACCGGCGGTAATTGCACGGCGGCGTATGGATTGACCACGGCTCAAAATTCACGACCGGTCTATATTTATGGCAATCTGATCGCTTCGGCTTATGCCTCGGCCATCATGGCCTTTTGGGGGGCGCTGGTGTATGTCCAGGGCAGTCTTTACGATTCGCCCACGGCCTCTGCGTACTATGGCGGCATGAGAATCAATATGCCCAACACCGCCTCTATTCACAGGGTTTACGATTGGGATGGAAACGCCATCAATCTGCCCCTGCAGCTGCCCGATTACGACGTGAAAAAAGGCATGATCCACGGGGAGGTCGTCGGGACATTGCCGCCGGCCAGTGCATTTCGACGGCCAGGACGATTTGTATGAGAGGATAAACTATGACCCATGCACACCATTCCGGATGGCAATTACTCAGGTCGGCTGCGGCAGTTGATAGTCCTGCTATCAATGCCGCGACGATGGATAGTAAGCCATCTTACGCACAACCTATCGGCGCTGACACCATTAAAGGAATCGAACTGATTCTGGCTGGAATCGGCAATGAGGATGGAACCGTACAGACCAAGGTCTGGATGGGCAAGCGCGACTGCGGTCCGGCCCGCCTTGCGGCCATTATCACCTGGACCCTGGGCACCATGGCCGGCAATAAAGACCCGCAGACCCAGCAGCCGACGGCGCTTCAGTTCTATGCCGACACGGCCGTTGTGACATCCTATTGGCCAACAGACGTTAAAACACCCAACAGCGGTAACAATATGCTCTGTGTCGTCAGCTTAGACGGCCTGGACTATGACTGGATTGCTGTTGAGGTCACTGCGATGACTAACGTTCAACGGGCGGATGTCTTTATGGGGTATTTCGCATGAACGCTGCCGGATTGAACCAATCCTTAGTCAAGGTCAAGGCGTTATTTTTTGACCGCCAGGCGGTAATCCGCTGTGTGGATAAGGCCATCCTGAAAAACCTCAATTACATCGGCGGCTATATCAAGCGTGTGGCCAAAAACTCCATCAAGAAGGCCAGTGCCCGTCATGCCGTCAGTACGGTGGGCAAACCGCCCTTAAGTCACACGGGGCTTTTGAAACAGCATATTTATTATGCGTTTGACCCGCAGGCACAATCGGTCGTTGTAGGTCCGGCCCTGTTGAATGCCAAGGGCAAGAACGCCCCGCACAACCTCGAATATGGTGGCCGAACCCATGTCAATCACAAGAAAGTCTCTATCCGGCCGCGGCCCTATATGCGTCCGGCAATGGAAAAGAGCCAGAGCAAAATAGCGGATATTTGGAAAAACAGTGTCAAAAAAGACCCTTAAGGGTCATAAATGCACGCGAGGATAGTTCAGATGATAATTTTCAAAACATTTCTCCGCGGTGAAACGGGAAATGTCAACTAAGAGCAATAACTAAGAAAGGCAGGTAATTTTATGGCCGATTTTGTACTTGGAATCAACGCCAAGATGTATTACGGCATCAACGATGCCGCCGTGTCTTCAATGACCGAGGCCTCCAATGTCAAGGAAGTTACTGTCTCGGTCTCTGCCGGGGAGGCCGATGTTTCCACCCGGGCCAATAACGGATGGAAGGCAACCGCTCCCACGTTACGAGAGTGTGAAGTGTCGTTTCAGATGATCCACAAGACCAGTGATGCCTTTTTTACGGCGATTAAAAATGCTGCCTTAACCAGCGGCACATTGTGTCTTGCGGCACTGACGGGTGAAAAAGCAACCTCTGGCTCTTCCGGTATCCATGGGAATTTTGCCATCACCAAATTCGACCGCAAGGAAGGTCTGGAAGAGGCCATCACCTATGATGTGACGGCAAAACTGTCTAAATTCATCGCCTGGGTCGATGTGGCTTAAATATTTAGGAGAGAACATGAAAACATTTACCGATAATGCCGGGAAGGTCTGGACGCTGGCGTTAACCATTGACAGCGCCAAGCGTGTTAAGAGTCTCTTGGGTGTCAATCTCTTAGAACCGGAAGCGGGCGAGCCGCCGCTGTTGACCCGGCTTGGCACCGATGAAATCCTGCTGTGTGATGTGTTGTATTGTCTGATTAAACCGCAGGCTGATGCCTTGGGGGTTACCGATGAGATGTTCGGTCAAGCCTTAGGCGGCGAGGCAATCTTAGCAGCGCAGAATGCCTTCTATGATGAGCTTGTGGATTTTTTCCAGAAGCGGGGTCGGACCGACCGGGCCAGGGCAGCACAGACACAGCAGAAGATGATCCATCTGGCCATCGAGCAAATCACGAACAACCTGGCCAAAATCGACCCGGTCCAGAAAACCGCCGAGATATTTGGAGAAGTGTCTATCTCTTAGCAGGCTATATCGGCGTTGACCCCGCGCCATTGACGCTGCGAGAGCTGTGGTGGATGTCGGAAGCGATTGAGTTTCGTGACCGGATGGAATGGAATCGGGTCTCGGCGTTGATGTCTTTATTGTGCAATATCAACCGTGACCCCAAGCGCGGCAAGGTATCGATACCGGCTGATTTTAATCCCTATGCCCAAAAAGAAGGAAAAGCAAAACAGCGTGAAAACGTCATTGAGGTCAAAGATGAAGAGTCAAAAGCCATGTTTAAAGCCGCTGTTACAGGAAAGACTATTGTGAGGTGATTATGGCGGGTAATTCAGGTGCCATTCGAGCAGGAGCTGCATTTGTCGAGATATTTGCCGACAAAAACGCCTTGATGCGCGGCCTTAAAAGCGCTGAGCAAAGTATCAAAAAATGGGGTCACAGTATCTCCAGCTTCGGCAAAAAGATGATGGGACTGGGTACGGCCATTGTCGCTCCCCTGATGGCAGCCGCCACCAAGACAAGCGAGTTCCTCCATGACCTCGAAGAGATGTCGGTCGTAACAGGCATCGCCGCAGAAAGCCTCTATGCCTTGAGCTATGCCGCAGACCAAAACGGGGTCAGCATGCAGGGGCTTGTTAAATCCATGATCTTTATGCATAAAAATCTCTTTGCCATGCAAAAAGGCACCAAATCTGCCGTGGAGGCATTTGGCAGACTGGGATTATCGGCTAAAGATTTAGCCGGTAAAACTCCGGACGAACAGTTCCTAATCATTGCAGACCGCATTGCATCAATCAAAGACCCGACACAGCGTGCCGCACTGGCACTGAAGGTCTTTGGACGGTCAGGAGCCATGCTGCTTCCGCTACTAAGCCAGGGCAGCGGCGCCATTCGTGCCTATCAAGATGAATTGAAACGTCTGGGAGTAACTGTCTCCGGTGAAGATATTGGGGCCGCGGCGGGATTTTATAAGGAAGTCAAAAAGCTCTGGTGGATTATAAAAAACGGCTTGATTCAATCCATTGGTTCAGCACTGATTCCGATGCTAAAACAATGGGCCGAGAAAATGGTTGAATGCGTCGGCGCTGCCACACGCTGGATTAAAGAAAACCGGGGCGTGGTCAATACGGTCTTTTGGCTGGGGATCGCCCTGACTACAGCCGGGGGCGCCTTTTATGCCTTCGGAACAGCGATGATATGGGTCAGCAAGGTTGTCGGTCTGGTACACGCAGGATTTGCCGTGATACGTTCTGTCCTGCTGTGGCTGGTGTCTCCGATTGGGATGGTCATTGCCGCTGTCACTGCGGCCGTATCGGCATTTTTGTATTTTAGCGGTTATGGCAGCCAACTGATCACCTGGCTGGGTCAGTGCTTCCAGACCCTCAAAGACGATGCAATCAATGCCTTTAATGGCATATCCAAGGCCCTGGCCAAAGGTGACCTGGGGCTTGCCGCCAGGATTGCATGGCTGTTTGTGAAACTCGAATGGCTCAAGGCCAAGCAGTGGCTCCTTGAAATCTGGTATTCGGTCAAAGAAACGATGCTGGAAGTCTGGCTTGCGGCAGTGTACGGCATTGTGGATGCCTGGTTTACAGCTGTATATAGCATTCAAGCGGCATGGATTGAGACCGTCGCATTCCTTAAATCCGTCTGGATCGGTTTTCAATCATTTTGGGGCAACACCATCGATTGGGTTGCCAAAAAGATGATGGATGTGTGGATATGGTGGCAAAAGCTCATGGACCCCAACTTCGATGAGAAGTTTGCCAGGACTTATGCCAATGACCAGTTTGGCCGGGATAAAAGAAATCGCACTGAACAGACTAATAAAGACCTTCTGGCGGTTGACCAAGAGCGGGCAAAACGCCGCCGCGACTTGCGGTCCATGTATGATGACCAGATGAAGACCTCCGAACAGATGCAGCAGTACCAAATCCAGCGGGCTAACGACCTGGCCCGACAAAACATCAAAAGCGTCGGGGATGAACTGGCCAAAACCAAACGCCAGTTCGATGAATCGATTCAAAAGGCCAACGAACCCGCTCAGCCCAGGTCTAAAAAACCACCGGCCCCCAGTAGTAATTGGGGTCCCAGCGGTCTGGATAAGGCATCCACTACCGGAACCTTCAGTGCCTTTGGCCTCAATCAGATGGGCGTTGGCAGCGGCCTGATGCAGAAAATATCCGACTATACCCAGCGCACCGCAGAGGCCACCGAAGAAATCGCCGACCAGATGGCCGAAGGCGGCCTGGAGTTTGGGAACTAAGCAGGCACGGCCTGCTTTTATGCCGCGAGTTGTCACAGGGTTTCGATACCCGATAGAGCCGCGGCGAACCGGAAATTATAACTTGGAGAAACATATCGTATGGCCATTACCGTCGCAGAACGCTGGTCAGCCCGAAAGATAAGCCGAGGTACAAACAAATGTGCCTCAGTGGAATATGTCATTGCCGGAACGGATGATGATGGTGCCGCCGCTGACGCCCTTGATTCATTTATTACCAGCAACAGTCTTGAGTCCTGGGATGGCATACCCCTACAGACTAAAGAACTGGAACAAATTGCCGACCAGATATGGATTGCCACGGTCACCTATTCTTTTGATAGACAACAGGACCAGAACCTCAGCGAATATAGTTTTGACACCGGCGGCGGGACACAAAAGATTACCCAGACCCCATCGGGACTGGCGGTCACAGCTTACGGCATTAATCCGCCCAATTTCCAGGGGGCTATCAATGTTGATGATAATTCCGTCAACGGTGTGGATATTATTGTCCCAACGTATAATTTCAGCGAGACCCGCTATGTCTCAAGCAGCACCGTGACCGAAAGCTACAAACTGGCCTTATTTAACCTGACCGGCAAGGTCAACCATGCCACCTGGCATGGCTATGCCGCCGGCGAGGTCTTATTTATGGGGGTTTCCGGCGGTAAACACGGCAAGACCGGCGTCTATGAATTGTGTTTTAAGTTTGCCGCAAGCCCCAATAAAACCGGTATTACCATTGGCGGTATCTCCGGCATTGCCAAGAAGGGATGGGAGTATCTCTGGGTCCGCTATGAGAAAAATACCAGCAACGATTCATTAGTCCAGGTCCCCAAGGCCGTGTATGTGCATCAAGTGTACGAATCAGGCGACTTTGCCGATGTCTTGGGGTTTTAATCGTGGATGGAAGTAATACATTTAAAAAAGTGCGTGATGGCGAGAAGCTGCGGATTCCCGCACGCACCTATAACGCCATGATCGATGCGGCCCAGGATTATGCCAACCGCAAATCCGACCGTATTCAATCAGGTCACTCCGGCGCTGTACCCTCCAACATCGTCCTCGTGAAAAATACCTCCGGTGTCGCCGTAGGCCGCCTGTGTGTCCTGGGGATATCCAATTCCCTGATTTCTGTATCCTCCAATCAATTTAAGGAACAGATGGCCTTTGTCGGTGTCGTGCCGTTAACGGCCAGTCACGGCTCTGGCCGCTTTGTCATTACGGTTGAGCCGATAGCCCACAATAGTCTTGGCCGGGCCATTGTTACCGGGGTCTGTCAGGTCCAAATCAATGTTACGGATGTCAACCACAGTTTTGCCGATATTACCAATAACGATGTCACGAAATTAACCAGCGCCGAAACCGGCCCTGCGACTATCCTTTGGAAAGAAGCGGGCACTGGAACCAAGTGGGCGGTCATTCGTTTTGGCGGCAGTGGCGGAGGAAGCAGTGTTCAATTGGCTATTGTCACCCAGGAACCGGAATACAATAACGCGCTAAAGGACCGTTACATCGTTCAAAAATGCAGCTTAGTTGGCGGCGTTTATACCGGCGACACGATTGATATTGCCATCGACCGCGTATTGGGCTATGAAGGATACCCCAACCCGGCAGGTCTTGATATACGCAATTATATCCCCTGGTACAAAGTAAACTCCATTGTAAGGATTGTGCAGCAGTGGGATGTGGCAGCCGGTGCGTTAAAGTGGTTTTTGGATATGCCGCTTATTTTTGCCGGGGCAGAAACCGATGCCAGCCTGCGGTGGAATCCGACCGATGGACTGGCTCAAGCGGTTTGGGGGTAGGCCATGACCACCTCAAAAGATTACCCGTGGCTTGATTTTGACTGGCCAATTTCGTCGGCCCACAAAAAAGAAGCAAAATCCCG